TCGAAGCCTTTCCAAACACGAACTTTTTGTTTTACTGGTACCCGACTCTATGCTGACATTGTTGAGAAGCTTGGCGGTGAGGTTAAGAGCGGTGTGAGCAAGAAGCTTGATTTCTTGGTCCAACGTGATAAATCTGAACGCACTTCTAAAGCTAAAAAAGCCGAACAATATGGAATAACCATTATTGGAATCCAAGAATTGGAAAAGATGATTAGAGAAGCCGATCCTCAAATCCTTGATGGTGAATCAGCGTTCGAAGAAGTTTTTACGATGATGGATGATGCTTGAATCAATTGTTCATTCTGATTTGAAAGATTGCCCGGATTTCAATTGTTCGGGTAAGTGGCAAATCCGGTTGCATAATCCAAAGTGTCCAGTTTGGGAGCATTATAAAGCCAAGTGTGATTGCGATATTTCGCACCGGACTTGGGTGGAACCTCATTCGAGGCCGGTTTTCATTCAATGTAGTGAGTGTGGTACTTCCAGATGACGAATGGTGAACTTGTAAAATTGTTAGAGAATCGTGCCGTGGCTTATAGAGCTGGGGCTCAGGATTCTCTCAAGAGAAATACCCATCTTACGGAATCGGATTCTACTCCATCACAGGAAATGATTGATTCTGTATTGGTCGATTTTATCAATTATTGTGCCGCGTGTCAGGGTATGGATTTAGCAATGAAAAGATCTGACCTTACTAATCAGGACCGTGTAGAGGAATGATGAATAGAATTGTTGGTGATACTATAAATGTCACAATGCCCGAATTTGTAGAACTCCAACGGATATTTGAAACCGTTGAAGAACTATCGTTTTCTGAAGACATGAACAGATGCCAGACTGCTTGTCGGATGCTTGGTTTGCCGTTCAGCAAAATGATAGGCAATCAATGGCGTGTTGTAGCTCATCCCAACATCAACGGATTAAATGCAATGAATTCAACAGATACCGATAAGGTACTTGAACGTTTCGATCAGACAAGCCCGGCACTCCAACGTGAGATCGTTGTTGAATTGATTAAGAAGCTTGGCAAGTTGGCGATTTTTAAGGAATATGTCCACGCTCGATTGGATGCCATGGGGATTCCGACAGATCCAGATGAGAAGCTTACTGCCGAGACCGGCTGTCGGATCGGTACACGTTTAAAGTATATTGAGGACAAGATCAATGGGAATGAGTGAGTGCGTTGGTCATTATGATCATCCAGACGGCAATGGAGCTATCGCCGTGTACGATACCGCTGGGGCGATTGACCAGCCTTATTGTGCTCGTCCATGGGAAGTCTTCATGAGTGGAAGTGGTTATACTCATCAAGAAGCCATACGCGATTGTATTAAGCACATGCGTGTGGTGATCGAACAATTCGAAAAATCCTTGGAGGATGGAAATGTCTATAAGTCCGATGATGAAATCGAAGCTGACAAGAGTTCCGATGATCGAGGACGAAACGGTCGTCAAAACGATTCAACATCCTAAATGGCCCAACATGTCACGAATGTTGTTCGTGGAGTGGGATCATGTCAGAGATGCGGTATTACAGTAGCAACAGAATCTGAAGTAGCCCATTGCCACGATTGTGGTTGTTTGGTCATTAAAGATGATGACGAAACGGAGGTGTGTTCATTATGTGGCGGTATGAATCGGCGTGCTTTGGTCTATCGAGATAAATAAGGGTGCAAAGATAACCTGTCCTTATAGCCCCAAGTTGCATTATGTCGAACGCCAGAAAATGGTCGTGGATCGTTGGTATTCTTTTAGTCGCTATCGTAGCCCTTAAGATCCTTGGGCGAGTTTGGTGGTGCGAGACTGGCACCCTGATTCCATGGACCTTCGATAACGCCTCTGAATCCCAATCTCAAGTCCTTCTGGATTGGTACACGTTCTCTCACGTGTTGCACGGCGTCGTTTTCTTTTACGCTATGGTCTGGATTACACGTTGGTCTGCCGAAACCAAAATGCTCATAGCTTTGGGCGTAGAGGCTTTCTGGGAGTTCATTGAGAATACTCCATTGATCATCGACCGGTATCGGGCTATTAATATCTCTCTTGGGTATTATGGTGATTCGATTGCCAATTCAATGTCTGATATCGCGGCTTGCATGTTGGGATATTACCTCTGTAAATGGACGAATTGGAAATGGGGCTTTGCTCTTTTTGTTATAATTGAAGTGGTAATGCTTTTGTCTATCCGAGACTCTTTGATCTTGAACGTGATCATGCTGTCTTATCCGTTCGAGTTTTTACAGGATTGGCAAGCTGGTAAATAGTGCATGGAAATTCGAGCCGTGCTTTTTGCCTTACCTAGATTAGAAGTGAATCGGCTTGAAGAGTGGGTCGATATTATGATGGCTAAGGGCATTACTAGTCTTGCTCTTCGTTCTCATTTTCCGTCCTATAAGGTGTGGTGGAAGAAGCCTGATTCGAAGTTTTACAATTTAGAATTGTCTGATTCTGAGTTATATCGGAAGTGGGATTCTGTTCTCGCTAGGATTTCTAAATTGTTACCAGTCAGCTTGTCGAAGGTTGAGACTTCTGGTCCTGGTGAAGATGTGAAGAGAGCTAGGGCTCAGATTCAGTTTGTTAATGATGAGCTGGTGAGGTCTGTTGCTGATGGGGTGGATTGGGTGGTTCATTGTGATGTTGATGAGATTCCGAACAGGAATTTGGTCGATGTTGTGGTAGAGCATCCTGGCACGGCGGTTTTCATGTCTAATCAGGTGGTTTTTGGGTCTAGTCTTGTTAGGAAGATCCGGGATATTAAGCGGTATCATCCTAAGAAGATTATGGTTTCAAAGTGTTTGGTTGATCCTCGCAAGTGCTCTTTCAAGAATATGCATTTGGCTGTTCCAAGTGGTGATGGTGTGGTTGTGAAGGATGCTTTTTTGTTTCATCATTTTAGGGGCATTGCGAAGGCACATTTTAAGCCGTTGGATAGTTTGGTTTCTTTTCCTTCTGTTGCTATTGATCCCACTTTGCCTGTTCATTTGGATAATTGTGAGTTGTTATGACTAAGCCTAAAGCTATAATCACTGGGATTACCGGTCAGACTGGTAGTTATCTTGCGGAGTTCTTGCTTTCTAAGGGCTACGAGGTTCATGGTATTGTTCGTCGGACTAGTAATCCTAATACTAGTCGGATCGATGATATTCTTGATTTGGTGACTTTGCATCCTGCTGATCTTCTTGATCTTTCGTCGATTATTCGGGTTCTTGAGGCTGTTGAGCCTGATGAGGTTTATAATCTGGCGGCCCAGTCTTTTGTGAAGGTGAGTTGGGATTGTCCGATTCAGACGGCTGAGGTGACGGGGCTTGGTTGTCTTCGGGTGCTTGAGGCGATTCGGCTTGTGAATCATCGGATCAAGTTTTATCAGGCTTCGAGCAGTGAGCTTTATGGTCAGGTGGTTGAGACGCCTCAGAGGGAGTCGACTCCTTTTTATCCTCGTTCTCCTTATGGTGTGGCGAAGTTGTTCGCTCATTGGTCAACGATCAATTATAGGGAATCCTATGACATGTTCGCGTGTTGTGGGATCATTTTTAATCATGAGTCTCCGCGTCGTGGGCATGAGTTTGTGACTCGGAAGATTACGCATACGGCGGCTAGGATTAATTATAATCAGGCGACGGAGCTTAGGCTTGGGAATCTTGATGCTAAGCGGGATTGGTCGCATGCGGCGGATATGGCTGAGGCGATGTGGATGATGCTTCAGCATCATGAGGCGAAGGATTTTGTGTTCGCTTCGGGGGAGACTCATACGGTTCGGGAGTTTGTTGAGCTTGCTTTTGGTCGTATGGGTATGGATTATCAAAAATATGTCAAGATTGATCCAAAGTTCTTCCGGCCTGCGGAAGTGGAGATTGTTCTTGGTGATGCTTCACTTGCCCATGAGGAATTGGGGTGGAAACCAAAGATATCATTCGAACAGTTAGTTCATGATATGGTGGACGCGGATATGAGATTGATTGGTAACACTTTTGTGTGATAAGCGAGGGTGGTGTAAAGCAACACACTAATCTACCAGATTGGAACTGTTGGTGCGAGACCAACCCCTTCGCTCTTTTATAAAACGATGTTTTTCTTTACCCCACATTTTAACATATCCCCAAAGATTGGCATATTCTGACTCTTTCATACCCATCTTTTTAGAGTGGCCCCAAAGAGTTCTTTTGTGCATAATGAAACCATTTTGATCAACATATACATAATCTGGTTTCAAGGTTCCGTCCGAACACCAATTAGCAGCTTTGTAAATCGTGCCGGTGTGACCAAAAGTCTCATCAGCAAATGACAACAACATCTTGGTCACACTAGGCAAAAAACAATAGGTTCTAGACAAAAACCAAGTAGCAAGATTCTTCTTTTGATACGAAGGATGAATTGCAAACTTGGTTAACTCTTTCAACTCTTTTTGTTTTATATTCAACCTGTCCGCTGATTGTTTTCTGGTCGGAGAGCAATAACGACAAACTGATATTAGCTTGTCGTCTAAAAAACATCCAATGTTAATCCCAGATCTTCCACCTGAAGCGGAATAATGATATTTAGAAAAGAATTTCGAAGAAGTCGGTCCATCTATTTTTTTAATCGATAAGTCTTTGAAATTAAAATCGATCTTCTCTATCTTACCGCCAAGTATTTCATCCAATCTATTAGACAGTCTCTCAGGAGATAAAAACTCATTCTCCCAAATTGTAACCAATTTATAGTTATTGGAATGATATTTCTCAACAAAAGTCGCCTTTGCTTTATCTCTAGGTGACTCCTGGTCACCGAACCTCTTGAAATGCCAATACTCACCCTGCACTTCAACCAACGTCTTAATCGGGTTAGTGTCTACTAAAAAATCAAAAGACCAATGGCCAAGATGGAACTGTCTGTCATATTTAATATTAAAACCATCTAATAATTCAGCCAAATGTTCTTCTAATTTAGAAGAATGGTGGTTGATACACTTTGCAGCATAGACTGGGTCTTTCCAATTGTTCCTAGATCTTTCGGTTACTTCTTTTATTAGATCTTCATTTTTCCAAACGTCTCTCATTTTTTCAGACATCATTTCTCTAAAACCGGGTCTCTTCCATATATCTCTTAATTTCTGACGATGTTCATCTGACTGATAAATTTCTAATAGTTCTTCCCTATTGTCTGCCCACCATTTCTTCGATATTTCCGATAAGTTGGAAATATGCTTTTCAAAATTTAAAATCTCTATCATGTTTTCTCTGAAACCTGGCCTCTTCCAGATTTCTCTCAATTTCTCTCGGTGACTATCAGATCTGTAAATCTCTAACAGTTCTTCCCTATTGTCTGCCCACCATTTCTTTTTCTCTTCTGAAATCTTTTGGAGGTATTCACCAGAACTGTGTGACTCTTTTTGTTTCGAAATATAATCAGGGTCTTTATAGATTTCAGCAATTTTCTCTCTGAATTCACTTCTGGCCCAGTTTTTATGGATACCGGCTAGAGTTTTCTCTCTGTATTCAACATTTTGCCACAACCTGAGAGTCATTTCCCTTTGTCTCTCTCTTGACTTCGGAGTGACTTTGGGCACACAAGACTCTGTGTACCCATTGATGGTCGCATGAGCGTTCTTTACGCCTTCGATCACCTTTTCTCTATAATCGGAGTCCAGCCACCTTTCTGTTGTCAGATTTTTCTGCTTTTTGGATTGATTGTCTCTATAACCAGGTCTGGTCCAGACCTTTTTTTGAATCTCCGAATTTTTCTTTGATACCATTTTTCTAAATTCTTCATTTTCAAACCAAGTCCGTTTCTGTTGACAACTTTTACAAATCCCATCATATGATTCACCACTTTTCCTTGATCGGATACTTCTATAACCAATTTCAAAATCTGAATCACAATAATTACAATCAACTATTACTTTATCAGTCGGACAAGGTTTTATTCTAGATTGTCCGAATTTTTCTAGTGTTTTTCCCCAGTTGACATGATCTCTTTTTGATTTCATATTATATGCTTCACAAAATTAATATGTTGTTGGTACCAACTAAACTAACAAAACACTTTTATTTACCTTTGCAAAGGAAACACAGAAATGTCGGCTCAACCCGCAAACACTCAGATCAAAGTCTTCCGCACACTACGTAGCTATAGACGTGCTGATCGTCAAGAAACGATTGCTGCACTGACCAAGCGTCTTCGCCCACAGGTCATGAGCATTCCAGGTCGTGAAGACTTGGTCGAAGTCAAGACTCGTGATGCAAGCGTTTCGGACTTCAGCTCTTACATGGGCGAAGCTCGCACGACAGCTGTACGGGGCTATCCAATTGTCATTGGTCTCCGAGATCAAGTCAGCTTGGCACAAGCTCAAGGCAACCTGCCGAACATTGGCTTCTCGTTCAAGATTGGTCAAGACCAATTCATCCAGAACACCGAAACTGGTCTCAGTGGCGACCTTCACCAAGACGGTCGCGACCTCACCCCAGATATCAACAACTAAGCTTGATTTCTGGTTCGGTCAGAAAAAACGAAAAAACGAAAAGCCGGGCGTCGAAAGATACCCGGCTTTTTTCGTATTCAGTTGCTTGAGTCTTATGGGCCTCGTGTGATTCTTTGGAGTTGTGCGAGGCTCATTTTGTATTCAAGCAAAATTTATAATAACCGAACATTCCACGGAGATACGTAATGGCCGCAACAGTAGTAATTAACCGATACACCGGTGCCGGTCCAACGGCAACACCCATCACGGCTAACACCGTCGTCACCGCTAACGACCTACCACAGATCTTAGCTTCTGCTAGTGCAGTTGGTGTAGCCGACCCTATTCAAATTCCCCCTGGTGCTGGTACCAACTACAGTTTTTGGTGCACCACCGGTTTGGAAGTAACAGTCGCTCCGTCTACTGCGATCAACAACGTCCGTTGGTACACTGACGGTGCAGACGGCTTTGGTACTGGTGTTTCCTGTGTGTACGGAAGTGCACCAGCTAACGGTCTTGTTAGAGCCAGTTACGATCAAGCGACTGGTGCGACATCTACTGGTGACGAATTGGCTGCGAACCATACAACAATTTCAGCAACCGCGTCTCCGTTTACTTTCACATCGGGTTCCCCGCTGACAATTGGTAACGGCTCAATTGGTGCGGCTACGGGTGCTTTGGGTAACTTTATTGTTTATCAATTCCAAGTTATCCAAACTGCTTTGCCCGGTCCGACCAACCAAGAAACCTTCACTTGGGCTTTTGATGAGTCTTAATCGCTAAGACTATTAACAATTCACAAAATCATCTCAAATAGAGGTTCTCATGAGCGGCACAAGCAACACAACATTTACGATCGGCGATAGGTACTGGTGCGTTTCCAGCTCTTTACCAGCTCCCCTTCTTGGTACGATCATCGCCCTAACAGACGTTCCTGGCAAAAGCATCGGTCTTCAATTCGATGAAGAAGTAGGGAAAAGACTAACATGTGATGGAGCAGGTCTTTTTAACCAATGCTTATGGGTCTATCCGGATTTCATTTATGATGAAACTGAATGGGTCGCTGTTGGTCAAAGTGTTTCATTGCAAAAAGCAACCGTTGCAGCAATGGTCGGCAAGAAATTCAACAGCATCACTCTTGATGAAGATGGCCAAGTGATCGTCGAATCAAGTCAACTTAAGCCTCTTGCTCTTGAAGATGGTGAACCGGTTCTTCCTTCATTCAAAGAGTAAATAGTCAAAACTCTTTTGAATCGAGGAATCCATGGCTGATGGTATTTTGATAGGTGCTAACCAAACACCTGTTGCTGACCCGCGTCTTAATCTTGGCAACAATCTGATGTGGGTTGCTCATTACAGCAACCAACGTTTGGTTTATCAATATGATACAAAAGGTCAAGGAAGATCTTTTGGTGATTTGCCTCGTCTGAATCTGAGAAAGGTATCACTTGTTACGGTTCATGGTTGCAAGTTAATAACTTCGCAATCATTTATCCCCGGCATGTCACCATTTTATCGCCAACGTACTTTGTTGACTCAAAATGTTGGCACTACCGGTAAGATACATCTCCTCGGATGGGCCATCTGGGACGGTAAGAAAACCGTCAGCAATCTTCACGTGGCCTTTGTGAACGAAAAAACATTTGAAGTCGAAATGGGCCATTTCGTGGAAGGCAGGAATGCCGGATTCAAATATCCAATAGCTCTTGCTGATTACGATTACCCACCAATCGTTTGGGAATAGAAGATTATGGCAATTAGCCCCAAAACCTCCGCAGTAAACCCGAAAGAATGGCGTGCCTTCAAAGTATGGATCACCGTTTACCCAGTCACAAACCGAGTAAACACAGAACCACCAAGGCTCACAATCTACCGCGAAATGGGGCGACTAGCAGTAGCCGGTTACGAACAACTCCGTGACAACGCACTCATCAAACTGCCAGAGCCACCGTCTAGTGCAACAACTGGACGAGGCTCACTCATCAGTGGCCTAACCGGATCATTCAGCTACACGCCACAAATCGGCAACAACGAGCCCTACATCTACGTAATGGGCCACTTCCATTCTGTCAGAGATATCAAGAACCCCTACAGCACCAAGCCCGTATATAGCGGCGGAGTTTTGTACGACACACAGGGCGGTTATCCACACATTGGACCACCTAACCCTAACGTTCTTGAGGACGTCAAAGATCTTAAAGGGATCATTGATACAGAAATGACTGCATCACTCCCTGCTAGCGTCGATTATAACATTGATAAGCTTGACTACATTGGCATTATCTTTGGTGCAGGTGGCTTACACTTCCCGCGTTAATCTCTGTTAGTATCAGGACTACCTGCGACGGATTGTCCCGACTTGTCATCAATAGAGATTAAACATGCCTAAAAAGTCTAAGCTCGATAAAGATCTGGTATATAACACCATTGCCTCACATGACGGCAGTATCTCAAGAGCAGCTGAGGAACTGGGCGTAGCCCGGTCAACCCTGCAACACCGCTATAGCTCGCTCAAAAACGGCACAGCACTCGACCTTCAAGCAGTCGACGGCGAACCAGACGAAAGCCCGACCAAAGTCAAGAAGACTGAAACCGAGCACATCTCCTACACCCACAAGGGTGAAAACGAACTCAACTTCGTCGCAATGATGCGAGACAAATTAACCGCAGAAGAAATAGCCAAAATCGCTGGCTACGACATGCGGAAATGGAAAGTAACCGAAGCACGTTTTAACCAATGGCAAGTAGCTGGTAAGAAACGAAACGGACAAGAAGAAGGAACAAAACGATGGCTTCCAGAGGACTTATGGAAGGAACAACTCTACCAAGTCAAATTCAAGCTCGAACGCCGGGCTCCGAAGTACGTGCAGGATGCCGTGGAAAGAATGATGGAGAAATGGGTCGGACCACCAAAGGCACCAAAGATCAAGCGGCGTGCGACGATGTCAAAGCCGCATATGCTCGAAATAAGCCTGTTCGACGCTCACTTTGGGAAGCTGGCTTGGCAAGAAGAGACTGGCGAGGATTACAACCTAAAAATCGCTGAGAACATCTACCTCGGTGCGGTCGACGATCTCCTTGACCGTGCTTCAGTCTTCGGTGTCGAACGGATCGTCTTCCCAATCGGCCAAGACTTCTTCAACGTCGATAATTGGAAAGGCGAAACCAGCAATGGTACGCTGGTCGAATCGACAGACGATCGATTCTCCAAAATCTTCACCGTGGGCGTAGAAGCCATCAAGTGGGCCTTGCTGCGTTGTAGGGACGTCGCACCGGTCCACGTGCTTTGGAGCCCAGGAAACCACGACAGAAGCACTTCCTGGTACCTCACGAAGACGATTGAGCAATACTGCATTGGTGCCGGGATCGAAGACATTACCTTCGACATGACTCCAGGCCAACGTAAATACGAACTCTACGGCAACACTCTTCTTGGTTTCACTCATTCTTGTGATGAAAAAGCTGCCGATCTTCCGCTCATCATGGCCAAAGAAGAAAAGCAACTATGGGCTCAAGCAGAATTCCACCAATGGCATGTCGGGCATTTTCATAAAAAGAAACAGACTCGGTTTATTGCTGGTGATACTTTCAATGGTGTCGGCGTCACGATTTTGCCAAGTCTAACAGCCACGGACTCATATCATTATAGGCACGGCTGGGTGAAACCGCACCGAGCAGCCGAGGCTTACTTGTGGTCTAAGGATAAGGGATTATCTAATTTCATGGTCCATAGTGTTTAGAGTATTAAACGAGAATGGCTACACGTTTAACAACAGAACAATTTATAGAAAGATCTAAAAAGATTCATGGCGACAAATATGATTATTCTAAAGTAGAATATATCAGCTCTTTTTTGAAAGTGGTTATAATTTGCCCCGTACATGGAGAATTTGAGCAAGCTCCGAACAACCACATTAATTGTTGTAGTGGTTGTCTCAAATGTGCTAATGTTGATAATATTATTAGATTAGCGGATTCTAATAAATCATCGACAGAAAAATTTGTGCTCCAAGCAGAAGAAATTCACGGCGACAGATACGATTATTCTAAAGTAGAGTATTCTTCTTATAAATCAAGAATTGTTATAATTTGCCCTGATCATGGAGAATTTTTACAATCTCCAGTGAAGCATATCAATAGGAAACAGGGATGTCCTAAATGTGGTGTTGATAAAGTTTCCTCATTTAATTCTTTGTCAACATTAGAATTTGTTAAAAAAGCTGTTGAGATTCATGGCGACAAATATGATTATTCTAAAGTAGAATATCGCAAATGGGATGAATATGTATCAATAATCTGCCGGAAACATGGTGAATTTTTACAGTCACCGAACGGTCATCTTCAAGGAAGAGGTTGCTCAAAATGCCCAGGAGTCATCTCAAAGCCGCATCAAAAGATCCTCGACACAATTCCAAGCAATGTTTCTGTTGTCGATAACGACAGATCTGCTTTAGACGGTTTTGAGATTGATATTTGGATTCCTGACCACAAATTCGGAATAGAAATTAATGGGTGCTATTGGCATGGGACCAACAACAAAATTGACAATTGCCCTTCCAAACATTTAAATAAATATAATTTAGCCAAATCGAAAGGGATAGATCTTTATCAATTTTGGGATCATGAGATAGATGATAAATTCGATGTGGTGAAGAGCATGGTGTCCCACCGATTGGGGATATCCAATAGGATATTCGCCAGAAAGTGTGAAATATCTAAATCTGATAATAGTTCGGTTAAGCCTTTTATGGACTCTTCACACCTACAGGGGCATCGAAACGCTAGTCAATCTTATTGTCTGAAAGTTGATAATAAGATTGTGGCATCTTTGACTCTTTCTAGACACGCAAAACACGAATGGGAAATAATAAGGTATGCTTGTTCTTTGAAACACACTGTGGTTGGTGGTTTTTCTAGATTATTCAAGGCTTTTATTAGAGAGTACAGTCCAAGTCAGGTTATGACCTTTGCTGATGCTAGGCATAGCAACGGCGGTGTTTATTCAAGAAATGGTTTAAAATTATACAGTCACACTAAACCAAATTATTTCTATGTTAAAGGAAGACGTGTCTTTTCTAGACAAAAATGTCAAAAACATAAATTGTCAAGATTTCTAGGAGATGGGTTTGATCCTGAAAAATCTGAATCAGAGAATATGTTTCTCAATGGTTATACTAAAGTTTATGATGCTGGTCACCATAAGCTTATTTGGAGATATGATGAATGAAAGCTAAACCAATAAAGATTATCGATGGGGCTTTGATCCAATGTGCCATATCCGAATGTTCCCATGTCGAATTGAATTTTCCTGGTCCAATGTCTATGAGAATCATACCTGTGATTCTCAAGGGAAGCCGAAAAAACACTAATTGTTGGTCGTGGAATGGAGATATTGAATCCCCGACATTAAAGCCTAGTATACTCACTGATCAGAGTCCCGAAGGACCAAGATGTCATTCGTTCGTTAACGACGGTATGGTAAAATATTTATCTGATTGTACTCATGAGTTAGCTGGACAATCATTGCCACTCCTAGAAGTCGAATAATGAAACTCTCTCTTATAAACGAATCTTTGACGTCTGAAGAAATGCAGATTTTGGATGCTTGGAATCGCGGCGAGATCGAAAAAGGCGACAATTTGTATGACAGTGCCCAAGATCTGTTCAAGAAACTTGGGACTCAAGTTATGCTTTCTGAATCTGCACCAGATCTTAAAGAATTGAAGAAGCATCGTCGGACGTTGGATGATGAAGAAAAATCAAAAGCCAAAAAAGCTAAGGCTGTCTGGGGCGATGGGAATGTCGGTGTATGGAAATCTGTTGTCAACGGAAAGACTTGGTATGTGTCTAATACCCATAGATTATATCGAACCAGTAAAACATTAGACGGAATTATCGATGAATTCCATAATAACGTTAAAGAAACTTCATGAGTATTAAACAGGGATGGCTGCACGTTTAACAACAGAACAATTTATCGAACAGGCTATATCTATTCATGGCGATAAATATGATTATTCTAAAGTAGAATATATTAATAGTAAGAAGTCTGTTGTGATTGTTTGTTCTAAACACCAGCAATTTAGTCAAGTTGCTGGTGTTCATCTTAGGGGTGGTAATTGCCCGAGTTGTACTCACGACGAATACAGGGCTATCCATCAACTTGGCAAAAAAGAGTTTGTCGCTAAGTCTGTGTTAGTTCATGGCGACAAGTATGTTTATGATGATGTTGAATATGAAACATCACATAAGCATGTTAAAATTGTTTGTCGTATCCATGGGGAATTCTCACAAACACCAACAAGGCATCTCGCTGGCTCTGGGTGTCAAAAATGTGCTAAAATTTCTAGGTCGAAAAAGAATACTTCAAGTTTGCAAAAATTTGTAAGAAAGGCTAGAGATGTTCATGATAATAAGTATGATTATTCCAAATCTGACTATATTTCAGCAACTAGTAAAATAGAAATAATCTGCGGATCTCATGGGTCTTTTTATCAGACTCCGAATTCTCACTTATGTGGATCTGGCTGTCCTAATTGTGGATTATTAGAGTCTCATAATCGTTTGAACTTAGAAGATTTTATAAACAAAGCCAATGCTATTCATGGTGACATATACGATTATTCAAAATCGGTATATGTCACGCAATTGGTTAAGATAGAAATTGGTTGTAAAAAGCATGGGTCGTTTTGGCAAGCACCGACAAATCATTACAAAGGTCAGGGATGTCCGATATGTAATATTTCGGTTCCGCATAGGCTGGTTACTCAATATCTTGATTCTTTGGGTGTTGAGTATGAGATAAACAATAGATCTGTTTTAGACGGTCTTGAAATTGATGTTTGGGTTCCTGGCCAAAATTTTGGTATTGAAATTAATGGGTGTTATTGGCATGGGGCTAAGTCGATTGATGAAAATAGTAACGCTAAAGACAGACATTTTATGAAGTATGTCAGGTCTATAGAGAAAAACATCTCGTTGTATCAATTTTGGGACCACGAGATTTTGAGCAATTTTTCTTTAATTGAATCGATGATTTCTTATAAACTTGGGAAATTGAGAAAAATAGGTGCTAGGAAGTGTTCTTTCAAAAAGTGTACTAATTCTGAAGTGTCTGGGTTCATGAACCTTTCGCATTTACAATCTCATAGAAATGCTAGATTGAATTATGGACTTTTTTATGATGGTGATCTAGTTTCTCTTTTAAGCTTTTCAAAACACCCCAAGCATGAATGGGAGGTGATTAGATATGCTTCTTTGCCGGGATATTCTGTTCAGGGAGGTTTTTCTAAGCTGTTTTCAAAATTCATTTCTGATTTTGATCCAAGCGAAATTCTGACTTTCGCTGATTGTAGGATTAGCGAGGGTAATTTATATCTAAAGAATGGATTTGTTTTTGAAAGCTATACTACACCCAATTATTTTTATTACAAGGCTGGTAATGTTTATTCTAGGCAGAGGTGCCAAAAACACAAGTTGAATAGATTATTAGGTGATTGCTTTGATCCAGGCTGTTCGGAATTCGAAAACATGCTAAATAATGGGTATGTTAGAACATATGATGCCGGTCATTTAAAATTACTTTGGAATAAAATAATCTAATTGTGAGTATTAATTGTGAGTTGTGCAGGTTCAATTTCAGGTCCGGGCGGCATTGGACCTTCGATACTTAAGATGAATACGGAACCTCTGAAGAGGTATGTTCTTCATAAGCTTGGTTATCCTAATATTAATGTGGAATTAACCGAAGAGCAACTAGAAGATATTATTCGGGTTGCTGGCGATTTTATTGCCATGTATTTCCCTAGGGAACAGAAAGTAGCCACTTTTTATACAATACCACTTCAAGCCACATATCCAATGCCTGATGATGCTTGGTGGATTGAAGAAGTCAGTTGGGACCCCTACGTTGGTAACTTCAACGACATCTTCGGAGTCGGCCAGTATCTACTGAACTCTGGCAACTTCTTCGGCCCGAACACGATGGTCTTGGACTTCCACCTTGTCCAGCATTATCGAAGGCACTCAGCTAAGATTCTTGGCGTCGAGGGTCGTTGGGAAGTGATGGGCGAAGTGGAAGGACCCGTCATTGATGACGCATTGGATGCTGAGTTCCAGAAGATTCGGCTCATTCCTACGCCGAAAGCAGCTTTCCCGGTGGTAGTGATCTACTTGCCTTGTATCAACCACTTCCGGAGCCCCCAGGCACGGAAATTGGCGTATGATTACGTTGAGGCGGAGGCTCGGATTGCTTTGGGTATGGCTCGTCGTAAGATCCAGGGCGTACCCACACCGGATGGTGGAACTCTCACTTATGATGGTGAGGCTCTGGTTAAAGAAGGCGAGGAATTGAAAGAGAAGATCCTGGAGCAGGCTATGCTTCAGGGTGAGCCTCTTGGGATTGTCGCTATCTAATCAAGTGGTACATGATACTGATAATTACGATTATCGCTGCCATGATGATTGTTTTGACTGCTACCACCAATTCTCTACGCATTGCTACTGAATCCAGATGGGTCGGTAGGATTGACAACAAGCTAGCTTGTGCTTGGCTGGTTGGTCGTCCTTGTACTGGTCGGGCGTAGGTTGTTTGGACTTGCCTGCCTTGGATCGGTGGTTTGGGTAGGTAGTATTTGTCGAGCCCTCCGACATTCTTGGCCAGAACTCTTAATTCTGTGCCTTGTTTCCAGACAATGTCGTCGGCTGCGATTTTGCCTGATGCAGCTAGTCTTTGTAGTGTGTTTTGCTCGATGGGGCCACATACTTGTCCACCGGGTTTTTTGAAGTACCAAATTTTTTGCATTGCTTTTCAGTCGAACTTAAAATAGAGGTAATGTTATGGAACCAATTGAAATCGGTAATTTGTTACAAGTGAAGCCCGGTGACTTAATTCAGGTCCCGCACTGTGAACCACCGAGTGAAGTCAGTACCCTTCGTTTTTCGGCTTATTATGCTGAAAGTGGATGTGGGGATGGACTTGTATCTCTTGCTGATGCGTTGGCTGCTTTGCCTGGATCTGAAGTTATTTACGGGGTTAATTTTGGTCCTCCGAATTACAGAACCAAATGGTTGCGTTTACCACCAACTCAATTGGTATGTCCTTGTCCTGGTAATACAGACTGGTATGGTATTCTGAAAGATCTTCCTCGTGCGAACGTGCCAGAGGAGCCTGGTCCTTGTTCCATTGAGTCATCTCAATGGTGTAATCCTGAACTTGACGAAGAAAACCCAAAACTTGGTCCGAATACTTATTTCAAAGAAAATGAATACCCATTAGGTATTGGGTTCCTCCCACCAATTACACCGAACCAACGAGACTAATATGCCTCTTTATGAATTTGGTTCGCGGGAAGAGCTTCCAGGACCTAATCATTTTCTACAACAATCCCAAGATTTCCGTTCAGATGAACAGAAAGAAAATGGTCCTTTATCGATTTATCAACCGGATTCTCCAGAGGTACTAACTGCTCGCACTCAAGCAGATGAGACGATCAATACTTCGGGGGCTCAGGTTAAGATTTATCCACGTACTGATAATGCGGATTTTGATCTTGTGTGGGAAGAAGATCCCGATCCGACGTACTTGAATCATTATCGTATGAAGGCTTTTTTCAAACCCGCTAATTTGAAGATTGAATTGAAGAAGTGGGGGATTCAGACTGAAGCTCCGACTGAGATTGTCTTCAGTCATAGGATGCTCTATGAGGTGTTTGGTGAACGGATGTTGCGGGCTGGTGATGTGATTTACTTGCCTTATAATGCGGCTGCGATTAATCCGACTCATTATCGTGTAACTAACGGAGCACCTTCTGGGAATTTCCGTTATGTGTGGCTTTATTTTACTTGCCAGGCTGTTGTGCTTAAGGCCGATAGTACGATTCGCCCCCAAGATGATCTTCAGGATCGCCCCCAAGATGATCCGGGCGGTGCTGGTTTTCGGGAGTCTTATTAATGGCTACTGGTTTTGATCCTTTGCGTCGTGCTCTTGAAGTTAAGATGCATGCGGTTGTGAATGATGCGGCTCGTGATATTGCTGATCGGGTGAATAAGGTTGAGCCTCAGTTTAGGGCGAAGCCGGAGCAGACGGGTTCGGGGCCTCAGGCGGCTGAGGTGACTGTTACGGGGGCTGCTGAGTTACCCAAAGATAAGAAGGCTAAGATTATTCAAGGAATCGAGGCGGCAATTGAGGATACTTTAAAACGATGAAATTATGCAATGAATGTGGAGAAAGTGATCATGAGGTTCTCCAATTTGATCATATTGATAACGACGGCATCAATGGTTCAAAATATGGCGTTGCTGCATCGAGATATCGAAAATATATCAACACTGATTTAAACATACAATTATTGTGTTGTAATTGTCATCAAATAAAGTCAGTAAACAAATTGAAGGTTTAAAGTGGGTATCTATCAATTTGATGGCGATCTCCGACAGTCTCCGAATCCTGAGTCTTTGGGGCCGCATGTTCGTAAGATTCCTGCTATTCAGCAGCTTGATGATATTCAGGATAAGCGTGTTGAACTCATGGGTGAGTTCACTGGGCAGTATTCTGCGTATGTTCGTGAGGATGTGCCTGTTGCTTTTCATGCTCTTGAGCGTTCTTTGAAGCATTATTTTGGTGATCTTCCGGTTCCGGCTAAGGATCATGTTCGGTTTATGAGGGTGCGGATTGCGGGTTCTAATCGGGCTGTTTTGATGCATACTCAGGCTCAGCAGGAGGGGCAGACTATTCTTCCTATTGCTGCTCTGTCTGGTGGGAAGGATTATGAATTTAATCCAGAGAAATATAGTTTACCCTTTTTCCCTATGGCTGTTCGTTATCTTAATAACTCGCGTAATAAGGTTGCGAAGGTCTTTCGGCCTGTTCCGGTTTTGGTGAATTACACGTTGACTGTGGTTACTGAATCGAAGCGTGATATGGGTACGATTCAGACTCATTTGATGCGTCGGTTCAATCCTTATGCTGAACTGATGGTTGATGATGGGAGAATCAGTGGTGCTGTTCAATTGCATTATAAAGGTGCAAATACCACTACTGAATTGGAAGTTCCTTTTGATCAGGACCAAGTAAATACTTGGGAATTGAATTTTCAAGCTGAGACTTGGATTCCTTTGCCAGAGCTTGTTACGCCTACTGTTCGCGGTACGATTGCCGTTTGGAAAGAAAGCTGCACGAGCACAGTTGATCTAAACATTCCTCCGTTTCTAGAAGCCGGGACCTAAGATGGCCAACATCAAATCAAAGACAAAAGCACGTGCAAAAGATATTAAGCGTGCTCGGACTAATGAGCATAATCCTATTCGGATTATCAACTGTTCCAATCAAATGATCCCTGTGCAATTGAGTGCAGAGGGCGAAGACTTTTTTCGTGGACAACAGCAGATACAATTGCAATCAGGTAAAGATGTACTGATTGATGAGAAATATCTGATTAAGGGGCAGGCCGAAAACTTGCAACAACGCGGTTTGTTAAAACTAATAAAACCAACTGTCAGCGAGTGATATTCGCCTTCAATAGAATACGCTCCGTTCTAGCAAAATTACCTTTGAAACATCTAATAATTGCGGAGCTTTGAAACAATGCCAACTTACTTGAGCCCCGGCGTCTACTCAAGAGTGGTCGAAATCGCTCAGCTGCCTAACGCAGCTGGTCCTCTTCGTCCCGGCTTTATTGGTACCGCCCAAAAAGGCCCAGTGAACACGCCAGTATTAATCACTAATGCTCAGCAGTTCATTGATGTCTTTGGAGAGCCCTTCCCCAACAGCTATCTTGGATACGCAGTCCTGGCTTACCTTGAAGAAGGAAACCAAGCCTACGTGCTTCGAATCGGTGTTGAGTGCGAAGAAGGCCAACCAGCTTCTTTGAATGAAGTCTGCATCGACACAAGCGGTTCCCGAATCGAAGGTTGGGGCCGTGTCCCAGTCTTCTCCGGAATCGATGTCGGTCGTTTGACACTGCGTGGTATTGGCAACGGTGCCAACGACAACCCACCACCAGTCTCATTCCACCCGTCCAGCATTTTCAACATCAACTATACTGATGCTAGCCTCAGCTCCACCAATGGTGCGACTGCTGCTACTCTTGGTATTCTTGGGAATTACACTGGCGATATCGACGACTCCTTCACACTCGTCGTCAACAGCGAACCAGACCTCTCTTCAGGAGCAGGCATCGGTGGTTCCGAATTCCAGATCATCCGAAACAGCGACGGTGAAGTGCTCGTGGACGACGTAATCGTCGACCCAAGTGCTAACAACGTCTCGAACTACATCGCTATTCCAGACGCTGGATTCAGTGTTCGAGTTCAACTGACTTCAGGCGAACTTGATGTCGGTGACACATTCACATGGAATGTCGAGCCCGATAACCAATCCTTCGCTGTAGCAGTCGAAGGGGCAACGACTCCTAACGTGTACCAAATGCCAACGGCAACGTACACCAGCGTTAATGCTTTCGTCAACGCCGCAAACGCCCTGTTGGTTTCAGAAGATTACATCTTCGTCAACACGGTGCTCGAAGGTGTTGAGACAGCAGAAATCGTCTCGGTCACTGAAGGCGAGAGACTTCAACTGACAGCGACCAACGCTTTTGCTTTGGAAGTCGACACGCAACAATTCGCTTGGGATATCCCACGTGCATTCTTGCTCGGCCTTGATCCAGGTCCTCACACCTTCAGCTCGCAGAACAACCGAGTTCTGTTGAACGTGATCGGCGAAAACGACACCCAACAAATCGGTGTCTCGGTCGCAACTGGTAACAACATTACCACTGCCTCGATCGTCGGAACAATCGACGGAGCTGGAACAACCGGTGGTGAAGTCTACTACGAAGCAATCGAATTGACAGTACCCGGTGGAACAACCCACTTGGTCATCATCGCTTCCGAAGACCACCAGTACGATACTCTTGAGCTTGAAGCCAACTTCAGTAATATTAAGGTTCTACGATTCGCTGATGAGGTTGATATTCTCAATCCTTATCGCCGAAGCTACCGTGGTTTCTTCGACAGCCGATTGTCGCTGCCAGTTCCTGGTCAGAACAACCCTGCCAACCCGCTTTCCTGCGAAAACAACCCGTTATCAGCGGCTTGTGTCTCGGACACGAACTACTTCCAAAACATCGTTGGATGGTTCGTCGCTCCAAGTGCCGGAACATGGGCAGATGACGTCACAGTTCAGCTCTCCCTCTTCACCGAGGGTGTGGGTGACATCGCTGGCCGTTACAAGTTGATTGTTCTTGGTCGTGAAGGAGAAATCCTTGAACGAGTCGAAGACTTCACATTCGACAAGAACGACAGCAACTACGTCGCTAACCTGATTAACCCAGGTTCCAGCGGTGGCGGTCTTCGCGGAAACCTCTACGTTCATTGGGAAGAGCGTCCCGGCTTCTTGAACAATGATCCAAACTTGTCGACTTACGAAATTCGTCAGCCTTCGCAGTTTGCTTCTCGTCAGTACACTGGTGGTGCCAATGGTATCCCAACTGACCCAAGCTTCTCGAATTTGCTGGACGCTGCTATCATTGGTAGTCCTCAGCTTGCGACTGGTTTGTATGCCTTCGAGAACCCAGAGGGGTTGGAAGTCGATGTGCTCGCTACTCCAGGATTCAGTTCTGGTGCGGTGATTGGTACTGCGATTCAAATCGTCTCGGGCCGTGGTGACTCAGTCTACCTCGTCGATCCTCCGTTCGGGCTTCGCCCACAACAAACGGTCGATTGGCACAATGGTATGCTCTTGAGCGATCTGCAGCAAGCGATCAACACGAGCTATGCTGGTCTTTACACTGGTTGGTTGCTGGTCTTCGATCAGTTCTCTGGTCAGAACGTTTGGATTCCACCATCCGGCCACATTTCCGCTGTCTTCAGCCGCAGTGCTCGTGAAGGTGAACCGTGGTCGGCTCCTGCCGGTCTTCGTCGTGGTCGGCTCTTGAGCCCAATCGCGGTCGAATACTCGCCAACTCAAGGTGAACGTGATTTGCTCTACGGATCGGGCAACAGCGTTAACCCAATTGTGAATTTCACTCAAGAAGGACTGACCGTCTGGGGCAACCGAACGTTGCAACGTGGTGAGTCTCCTTTGAGTCGGATGGACGTCCGGTTGCTCGTGAACCGCGTACGACGTGGCTTGGCTCAGTTGCTCCGCAACTTTGTCTTTGAGCCCAACGATCGTGTTTTGTGGTCGCAGGTTCGGGCTTCGATCAATCCGTTCTTGAGTGATATTCAGTCTCGTCGCGGTTTGGTTGAGTTTGTTGTGATCGTGGATGAGAACAACAATACTCCTGAGCGAATTGATCGTGGTGAGCTTTGGGTTTCGGTGATTTTGGTACCGCAACGCTCGGCTGAGATCGTCGTGCTCAATATTGGTGTTACTCGTCAGAGCGTTAGCTTGACTTCGGAAGAAGTCTTGTCGGCTGTTGGCGTTACGAATGGTGGTTAATCGTTAGAGCGATTGTCGTCAATGGGGAGCCCCTAGAAGGCTCCCCATTGGTGTATTTTGGGGGTCACCCCTTCTTTAACATGGGGTGTTGGCGGTGTGGTCAACGCCCCATTTTTGTATTCTTTCCAAACATATTATACTTGGGGAGACATGCTATGGATACTTTCATGACAGTTGAGTCTCTTGACTCGAAACACCGCACCCAGTTTGAACCTATATTACGATCTTGTATCGATGAGACTCAAATCGATCTTGAGCAGAGTATCCCACATTATCTTTATAGTCTTGGGCAGAGTGGTGGGATTATAGGGTTCAATATTTATGGTGATCCTATTGGTTATGTTCTTTATAATCGGCAGCAGAATAAGCCGGTTCTTTTGATGCATTTTTGGGTGCATCCGAAATTTAGACGTCAGAAGGTTGGGGCTCGGATGATGGCTCATATTAGTCGTGCTGAGTATCCTCGTCCGATCATGACAATTTTGAATGAGACATTACTTGCCGCACAATTGTTTTTGAAGTCTCTAGGGTTCGTTTGCACCAAAATTATTAATAGCGATGAACTTAATAATGACCAGTACCAGTTCATAGCGAACTCACAAAATCCCATGAATCGTCTTGCGGTTTATAATCCGCAGATCTTCTAGGAAAAATTACTAATAGCACGAATCATTGTTCAGAGGAATTGCTCATGCCTGGTTTTAACGTTGCACCGTTTGGTGGTGCCCTCCCTGGGGGACCCGCCAATAACATCGAGACTCGCCGACAAAATCGTTGGATTTTTGAATCCTTGGGTCGTGGTGCGGGTGCTTGGACCACAACTGAGCTTTTGCTCTTGGAGTCGGCTAGCCGACCGAAGTTCGAGTTCGAGGAAGTGGAAATGCACCACAACCAAGAAACCGCGTACTTCGCTGGTAAGCACAAATTCCAACCAATGAAAATGCGTTGGTACGATGCTGAGCAAGATCCTGATGTTTCCAAGGGTGTCTATCACTGGATTGAAACAGTGCTAGATATTGGGGACCAGTTGGTTGCTCACCCTCGCTTTTATAAGCGAGAAGGCTCCCTGCGGATGCTTGATGGTACTGGTCAACCTAATGAAGTCTGGTCGATGATGGGCTGCTGGCCGAAAGATTGCGACTGGGGTGACCTGGATTACACATCGTCTAAGATCTGCATGATTGAGTGCACGATGCGTTACGATCGAGCGGTTCGTCAATTCTTGGACGGAAGCTGCCCAACTCCAATCACTCCACAACCAATTGCTCCAAGCTGCCCAGTCGTTTAATACAACTGGTGAAACATGCCTGGATTCAACGTTGGACGATTTTTCGACGACTGTAATGACGTCGGATTGGTCGGTAATCCCAATTTCCTCGGAAACGGCACTGAAACTGCGAGACGTCATCGTTTTCGTCTTTCAGTGTCGCCGTTGGCTGGTGTTACAGATTTTCAACTGATTATTCCAATCGCTTGTGAACAGATTGACAGACCGACTTTACGGATTCAATCTGAAACAGTATGGAACGGAGCTGACTTTTCTCATGTGCCCCTACGAGGCGAATATGAGCCAATCACAGCTACTTTCTATGAAATAATTCAAGATTCTTCAGCTTCAGTCAGTTCAACCACTTCAGATTATAGCCTGACTTTAGAAGCTCTTCTTCAGTGGTGGACTAACGCTTCATTCAGTGTCCAACATTCCCGTTCTGGTTTTGAAGCAGCCCGTCGTGTTGACGTTCTAATCGAGCAATTGAATGGCACAGGCGGGACGATATGGGCGTACCGTCTTCTCCGTTGTTGGCCGCACATATTGAACCCTGATAGTTTGAGCTATAAAGATTCAGAAATATCCAAGATTCAAGTAACTCTGAACTTTGATAAAGTTATTGAACTCAGACTTCCTTGAACTTCGGAGATCAACATGCCCGGATTTGTTATTAGTGGACTTGGGGGAAACCGTGGCGGAATCAATCCCGGTCAGAGGTACTACACATCTTTCTCATGGGAAATCGATAATCTAAGCTCAGGAACAGCAATGGTTTTTGAGAATTATCGAGCTAGGAATAGAGTCGCTCTTCGAACAGCCACCTTACCCCAAGCGACTTTTGATAAGGTCTCAGTCGAGAGTGGTTCAGTAGATTATAAATTCGCTGGTAAACCAAAATTCGAAGATGTTCGAATATCATGGTATGATACCGTCGACATTAGCCGATATTATCGACGTTGGTATGAACTAATTTTCGATACTGATTCTGGAGTAAAAGCTCCGAACGCATATAAGGGTGATGCTATAATTCGGAAGTATCTCAGTGATCGCCCAGACATCGGCGACACCAGCCCATTAGCTGCTGGCGTCGATTCTGGAAACACCGAATATAAGCTGTTCGGCTCTTGGCCGACCTCCTTCAAAGAAAGTGAACTCACTTACCTTGAAGCAAGTATCAAGAGCATCGAAATAACAATCACCTATGATTACTTCGAATCGGAATACAAGAATGACTAAAGAGAAAGACATCAATCTGGAAGATGATGGCGACGATCCACGCAGCCCACGACGCCCATTATCCGAAGTCGGCACACCTTCCGTATCAAATAAGGAAGAAGTGAATCCAGATATTCGTGATCTCGGCAAGGACATGTCAGATGATGACTTTCTGAATGCTCTGGCCAACGCACCAGACGAAATGCTCATCCCATGGGAAGAAGTACCACTCCCAAGCGACGGGCTCTACTACGAAGGCTGGAAAAACGGAACTGTCAAAGTCCGAGCCATGACCCAATCGGTCGAGAAAGCCTTCTCCAACCGCCGACTCATCCAAAGCGGCGGAGCAGTCGACAAAATGTTCGAACAATGCTCCGAAATGCCAGGAGCCATGAACCCCCAAGACCTGCTCATCGGCGACCGAACATTCCTCCTGTACTACATTCGAGGTCTGACATTCGGTAATCTCTACAAATTCGTCGCGAAATGTCCTAACTGCTCGGCTGAAAACAGCCACACGTACGACATGAACGAACTGTACGGCACGGTCATTCGAGCTAATCCCAACATCGGCAATGAGCCTTTCAAAGTCATATTGCCGCACCTCACTGCTGTTTCCGGTCGTGAAGTCTATGTCGGAGTACGATTCCTCCGCCAAACAGATATTGCGAACATTATGGCGTCCAGACGCTTTAACAAGCGACTCGACGGCAACACGGTTCGAGCCGGTAACGTTCGAAATCGCAACCGTCGAGGCCAACGCCCCGGCCCACCGCAGCAACAAACAGAAACTGCATCCCAAGCTGATCAACTTATGGATGGTTCAGTAGAAAAAACCATTGTGTCCGTCAATGGTAATTCGGAGCCAATGTTGGTAAACCGAATCGTGTCCCGTTTGCACTCTCGGGATAATGCGGCCATCAGAGACTTCTTGATGGAAAACACCCCCGGTATTGATACTACCGTAAACGTCACATGTCAGGAGTGCAGTAATGAGGCAATGATGGAATTGCCCATTACTGATGGGTTTTTTCGAACGGCTGACTGATGAAGAGCTTGAGAGTAGGTATGAATCCCTCCTAGAGGAACAATACTTACTAAAGACCCACGCCAAATTGAGCCTCTTCGAGCAGGAACAAATTCCTGCCGAAGACAGGCGATGGTGGATTGAAAGGATCAAAAAAGCTCAAGAAGAGCAAGAAGCTCAAGCAAATAGGCGGCGTTAATGGTCCCTAATGCTGAATCATCAAACCTAATTTAGCATTTTTAAAAGGTGAACCAATGGCCGCATGTGACTGCTATCTAGCAAATTCATTTCCACGAATAAGTGGTCGAACTGGTAATCTAGTCGACCTCAACGTGGACTTCTACAACAACGGACGACTCGATGATCCATTCTGGATTCAAAGAGTCGAGATCTACCGTTGTAAAGTAGCTCCCGAAAATCTGGAAGCTGTGATCCCATTCGCCGACTGCGGAGATCCACTATATCCAGCACCAGCCTGCCAAGAAACATTGCCAATAGACATCGGACAATGCGGAACAGCACCACCACCCGATGGTATCCCAATCCCAGGGAAATATCACCTACCATTCCTCATCCCATCAGACTTCAAAGCCCCAGAGGTCTACATCGACGTCTGGTACTTCTACCCACGTAACCCATGCATCGGCGACCAATATCCAGCCGAATGCCCACCAGACGTTCCGGTCACATCCGGCACCAACCCACCATGTGACTGCACCGACCCAATCTACGAAGACCAACTCGTTACATGCTGCCACCGATTCTGGGTCTACCCAGACGCATGGCTCTGCAACGATGGCCTACAAACCATCAACTTCGGTTTCGAACCTCTCAATGTTCGATTCAACAGCCCCGAAGTCAAGCCTCTCGAAGTTGGTCTGATCCCGCTGCCGGTTTACTCCTACAACAAGAATCTCGTAGACCCATTGATTCCTTTTCTGAAGGCATCTATTACGGTCGGTACGCAGTATTGCGATGTTCTGGTCCAAGATGCTGAAATGGATCTTGGGTTCCGTCAAGGCAATTATCGAACCAACCCATGGGTTGTGAAATGGAACCTCGACACTAGCACCTTCATTCGCGGGACTTACTGGTACCAGATCAAATTGACACTGCCAGATGGAACCACACGTGTTAGTAAGAAATTCTGGTT